TGTTGGCGTTCCATCAAGACTGACTCCTGCACACGATGGAAATGCGCACGCGGATCTAAAAAGCCATCTCGGTGGGGTTGGTAAAAACGACTGGCTCAAAACCGGTAAAAGAGTGAAGAGAAAAGTCGTCAGCCACGCAAAAGGCGATGTCTGTATTAGCCACAACAGCATTGTTGCTGTCGCGGACATCAGAAAAGAACTGAGTCGATGCATAACTGCCCATCTCCCGAGGCATGCTGGTGGTAGAACCACACAGCGTGGCCGGAAGGTTGCAGTATCTATTAAGCCTAACTATAGGCATATTAGTAACGATGTCTGCAGCAGAGGGACACACATTTCGGAACGTGTTGGTACGAGTACCAAAAGATGGTGGAGTAGTGAAAATCCGTGCTACAGTGTTGGCCTGAGGCCGGGAATACATCGCAACCATCGCGCCTCTCTCAAAAGCAAAAGCTGTTCTAAAAAGGTTAAGATGAGGGTGCGGTGTAGTAGGTGTAGGCAGAGTGATGGTAGTAGGTGTAACGGAATTGGGGGCATAAGTTGGATAACGAATGGCCCACGGATCAAAAGGCACGTTACTTATGATGTTGATAGGAGAAGAACCCTTCATGAGAAGCTGCTTTACACTATTTACATCCTCACCAGACAAAGCTGCCTGAAAACCAACTCCCTTAATGCCAGACTGGAAAACGATGTTGTTGTAGTTGTCAGTAGGCGAAAAGTTGGATGTCCTGGGTGCTGCAAAAAGAACATTCTTCATGCTAGCCACCAGATTGATGGGAATGGTGGAAGGAGCGGCTGGTGGTGCCGAAACTGGCTCTAAAACCCAAAGTCCCCACGTGCCAATGTAGTCATTAGTAAGAGCCATGTTGCCGGGAAAGTGGAAAGGAACCACAATCTCGACCTCACTGGTCTGGTTGAGATCTATGATAGTACGATTGATGTAGGGTGAAGTCATGCTTGGCACATTCACAGTAGTAAAAGTGGTGTTGTCGCCCATGAAGTAGTTGTACCCAAAAAGAAGACGGCCTGAGTGGAACCTGGTTTTCTGGATGACAAACTTGAACACAAAGTCACCCCTGTACTGAACAAAGCATGATGCAAGAACGGATGCAGCAGAAGGGTAAAAGGCGTTGAACGGTGCTGTGGCGCCGCCATTTGGTAGCGTCACAGTACTGCCCTGAGTGAAGAGAGCCATGGGAGACAGGAAACCCTTACACAGAAGAGAGCCAGCCGTCTGAGAACCAAGATTGACCTGGGTAATGAAATGTGGAGCGCTAGCTAAGTACTCAAAAGACATCTCATCCAAAGGCCTGCCGTTAACAGAGAAGGGAGCTAGACATGCATCATGCAGCAGAGACATGTTGTAAGCCGGATCCTCACCATCTGCATTGTTGAACTGCGACGAAGCCTTAACCTTGATGGTCTTAACTGTCGTACGCAGAGGTTTGGCGTAGCCAAATGCAGATGCAAGCCTAGATGCAAACCTAAAAGTCCACGCTGCCGGCGCCATAAAAGAAGATAGCATGGGAACTCCCGAAAGAGTGTCCGACACCTTTGACGCCGTGTTGAGAACTGAAGAAACAGAATCCTTGGGAACCTCCTCAGCCCTGACCCTAGGCTTGACACCAGACTGTGGTGCAATG